ATTCATCGTGAGCCAAGAATAATAACTTCTCTCCATCATAGGAATTATCTTCTGTATTCTTCCAATCTATTGATGTATCTAATCCGTCAATCTCATTGTCGTTAGATTCGTACATATTCTTCTTAGTAATCTTAGATGCAGGAACTCTAAATGCCAACTCAGTCTTTGGCTTGTCCATACCATCCATTACAGGCTTAAAAAAGAAAGGTAATCGACTATTAATAGGAACTACCTTGTCGGTAAACATCTTTTTAGCATCAGCACCCGTCTTGGATAGGATACCTATACGTGCGTCACGTGCGAGCGTACCTATATTAATACACTCTGAAGATGACATAAATGAGAATCCCGAACGTCTAATCTTTAGATATATCATACCAAAAGACCTTGGGTCAGCACGACAAGCCTCCCAAAATATCCAATAGATTCTATTTGCTTCACGGAAATCAGGGTACCCTACGTCAATGCTTGACCATTGCAAGTACATATAATGTGAGCCCGTTATGTAGGTTTTAACCCCATTGTTCATAAACCAAAAACCTTGGTCTCTATAATCAAACTCTTGTTCAATATAATCAACCCATCTATCTTTAAATTCTTTTGGCTTTTCATTCCATTGGAATATGGACTGTATTTTGGATAACTCACGGGGGATATCTTGACGCTCCCAATACTGCTCTGCTTTAGATGTGTGTCTTTGAAGACACTTATCGGGTGTGGCAGGAAGAGCGATAAACAATCCCTCTATCTCTACTATTTGACCTATCTGTCCGGTCTTTGAAATAACAACAACATTATATTGGTCGTTATATCCATACAACCACGACCTCACTCTATTTTTATTAGAGATGACGGAAGCCGGTATATGACTTTCAACTATACGGCATAAACTATTGCTTTGACCTTCTTTCTGCAAATCCTTGTTTTGTATCTGTTTTACTTATTCCCCTGTCTGCGGAATCTAAATTTTCTTTCTCAGCTTCTATCCTGCTTAGTATCTCAAATGCATCAAAGATGGCTAATTTCTTAGCCGCTGCTGCGTTTTTCATCTTATCTGCTGACACGTCTGTATCTGACTCGGTATTAATAATGTCCTCCTCAGCTACTTTTACAAGGTGGTTAACAGCCTTGTACCCCGCTTCAATAATACGTAGTTTTATTTCTTTAGTATCTCTCATTATTTAGCCTTTAAAAATATTATCTGAACCAACCTTGCAGACTCTGCTTCTCCAAAATTATGGAATAAATTCCTCGAGTGTGGAGCATCTGAATTAAAAGCTATCATACGATTGAACTTAGAGTACATTGTAAGCAGTGGTTTCTTGTCTTCATCGTAAATAGTAGTCCCATCATCCTCAGGAGCCTGCTCATTTAAATATAAAATACAAGTGACATCACCCATCATTTCATCTGTATGTACAAAGTTTGGCTCTTCTTGATTAAGTGGTGACTTACGAATAAAGTTTAAATCTATCTTGTAATCAGAGAATAAATTAGTGACGTATAGGGCAAACTCATCGTTACTATCCCTTGGTTGAATGTTTCTGAAAGTGTACTCCCCGTCTGCCACGTCTTGGAATCCGTGTAAGTGTATATCTTCCACATATGATAATGGGTTTTTGATAATATTGTCGAATGTGATTAGATTCATAATTTCATTGTTATTTGGTGGTCATACATCCTATATAATTTCTCATCATCTATCGTAAACTCGTATTCACTATCAGGGCTAAAACATACCATATCTCCCGCCTTAATACCACGCTCAAGTAAATACTCGTTAGGGTACTTCATAATACCCATAAGGGGTTCTTCTGAGAATGGTTTTTTGATATAGCTTTCTGTAGCTGAGATAGGTTTGATAAAGCAATACCTATCATAAGCGTTCCACGTGGAGTCTTGCTTATACATATAAAACTGCTCGGTCTCAATAAAGAATAGGTCATCTTTAAAAAAAGACTTGCCACTCTTCTGCCTACCTTTCATATCGTTATAAAACTTAAACACGTTATGGTGCACAAGTAAAGTGTCACCTGTCCTGATAGGACCGTTGTAACCCAATGGAAGTTCAACAACTTCTGCAAATCGGTTAGAGAACTTGTGGTCCTCCTCAGAAGTGCTGACAATAAAGTCAATACCTCCTATCTCTTTTGTATTGTCGTATCTTCTTCCATTAACCGGCTTGGCTATGAAATAGAATGGAGACTGCATTAGATATTGATGTTATATTCAATGGATATAGGAATAGTGGAGGTAAACTCTTTCCAAAGCACCACCTCCGCCTTCTCGTTTATAATAAAGATTTGGATAGATTCTTTCTCAGGATTAAGCCTGATAAGATGGATTTCGTTAGTATCGCCAAGGATTTTCTGCCCTACGATGTAGTGCATAGCACCGCCTTTGTAGTCGGGTCCTATTGATATTTTACGAATGTCCATTATAGTTCCTCCTCCTCTTCTTCAACAAACTCAATGCCTGTAGTCCAATCTTTTAAGAATGTAAACTTTTCTAATCCGTTGGTGTTAATGACTTCAATAGGTTTAAACTCAAACTCTTTTTCGTTTAAAGCCTCAATGTCTTTGGTTAATTTCTTAACCCCTTCTTTGTTGAATTTGTAACCCCCTTTTTCATCCATTATTAATACCCCCTTATCGTCAGTAGCAGCATTATCTAAACGCAACTCTTCTACTTGAGCCTGATAAGATTCGTGATTAGGCTTTACCTTCTCATACAACTTAAATAATTTTTTCTGAATTTTGGTCTCTTGACCACCAATAACGGCATTAATTGACGCCACTAATTGGTTTAGCTGATTGTATTTCATTTGATTTGATTTTTACAAAGATATGATTAAATACTATTTGTTGGTGCAACTTCTTCAGCAACTTCAGGCACAGGTGGAACATAATCACCAATGATTGTAAGGTTTAAACTTGTAGCTACGAACTCCCAAGCATATTGGTCGTTTGCTCCCCATTTAGTGTAATCTTCACCTACCATATTTAAACTGCCATCTTGTAATCTTTGTTGAGCAGCATCTAATAGGTTGTAAGTGAATACTGCACTTGTTCCTAAAGTTACATTTGAAGCCCAAGTGTTAAGATAAATCGCTTCTACAAATTGACCATTTTGCCACATTTGAATTGGTTGAATTTCCTTCATTTTATTTTATTTTTAATTTAAGTTCATTAATTTCTTTTTGTTGCTCTTGGATAGCCTTGATTAAGACAGGCACTAATTCCGTATATCTTACCCCTAACATTCCATCACCATTTTTATCTATTAATTCAGGGAATATCTTTTCTACCTCTTGTGCTATTAATCCAAGATTTTGTTTGTTAGTCTTGTCATCTTTATAAGAGAAGTTAATAGTTTGTAAAGTAGATAGTTTTTCAACTGCGTTCTCAATATGACTATTTATATTTTTAAGTCTAATATCCGAGTTAGCAGTCCAAGATGTTGCACCACTAGATAAGTAAACACCACCGCTATAAGATACTGCATAAAGCCTTTTACCGCTAAATTGGTTGATAAAAATAGTATCTCCTGCCGCAGTTCCTGATAAGAAATCACCTGCTGATGTAGCAACCCCTAAACTACCACCCATTGAAGGTCCTGAAATAGTATTGCTAAATGTCATTGCAGCAGCACTTCCTGCTATTTTAAACTGATTAGCAGGTGATGTAGAATAGAATGCCATACCATTTGAACTACCACCATCAACATAAAGTTTATATCCTGCATCAGTAGTAGTTCCTATTAATACATTGCCTCCACTTGTAACAGTCATTTTTAATGATGAATTACAATACCAATTATAGTTTTGTGAATTTACTGCATTGTAATTAACATAAGTAGCACCCGCACTAAAATCTAAATAAGGAGTTGTACCATTAGAAGCATAAAAAGATAATAAACTGTCACCACCTGAACGACCAATTATTTTTATACTATTTGCTGAAGCATCTGTTTTAACTGTTAATGGGAAATCAGGAGCTACTCCTATTCCAACACTACTAGAGAAAGTAGCTGCTCCTGTGGAGGCTATGGTAAGTCTTGTTGCTCCATTAGTATCCATTGTAATAACCTCAACTGAACCATCTATCTTAACATTTGAACTTGAAGTACCTCCACATAGTTGTAATGTATTACTACTCATTCCTCTAAATAGAGTAGAGCCTGTCATTCTTATTTCACCATTAACATCCAATTTCGCAGTAGGACTACTTGTTCCTATACCTACATTGCCTGATGTAGTAGCCATATTTACTCCTTTAGTAAAGTAAAATTGTTGACCACCCGCACCATATCCAAACTGACCTACTAATGTAGTTGTATTATAAAAATCAAATCCATTATCTCCACCTGCTGAACCACCAACTAAAGCAACTCTTACTCCGCCATAAATTCCTGATGCAGACCTTATAAATTTACCTGCTGTTCCAGTTACATATGTTGGTTCAGTACCAGCATCTAAAATAAATTTACCTTCGGTTGCAGTTACACTACTAGAGAATGTAGCTGCTCCTGTGGATGCTATGGACAATTTTTGAGTACCACTATAAGCAAGATATAAAGCATTATCACCACCTTGAACAAATTGCCAATTTAGTATGTTTAAACCTGCACCAAAAGTATAACCTGATTGATTTATTGTTACACTTGAACTAAATGTAGCTGCTCCTGTAGTAGCTATTCGTAATCTTTCGGTAGCACTTGCTCCTGTTCCTATAATAAAATCATTATTATAAACCCTTATTGTGTTTTCAGTATATTCCGAATAGTATGTGCCATTAAATGATAATCTTAAATTTTTACCACTTACTCCATCTTGCACACCTTGAACGTGTAATATGCTGCTAGGACTACTTCCTCCAATAGCTACATTGCCT